AAATGTGCTACCTTTGAAACATTTGAAGGTCGTGTAGCCTGGGCATTTGATCGTGATAAGAATGTTGTTAAGATTGATAATCCAAATGTCGATGTCTTACATATAGGAATTGATTTTAACTTTCAACCTATTACAGCCGCAATACATGTTAGACACAATGATGATCTATTTCAGATAGATGAGATAGTAATGCATAGTGCTAACACACAAGAACTCTGCGATGAAATAAAAAATAGATATCCACGCAGTAAGTTATTTGCCTATCCAGACCCAGCAGGTAATCAGAATCGTACTAGCGCCGGCGGACGCACAGATCATAGTATTTTAACTAATAATGGTCTAATTGTTAAAGCACCTCGCAGACATAACCTAGTAAAAGATCGTATTAACAGTTACAATGCTAGACTATGCTCAGGAGACAATGATCGTCATCTCTGGATTGATCCAAAATGTCGACACACCATTGAATCACTAGAGAAATTTTGCTACAAAGAGGGAACACAGGTTCCTGCCAAAGGTGATTGGGACCACATGTTCGATGCGGCATCATACTGTGTTGACTTCCTATTCCCATTAGTTAAAGAAAGAATTGAAGACCCATATGCCGCTAGCACTTGGGGACACGCACTAGCATAATGCTAAATATACATTGCACCATATAGGAAAAACATATGAATAACCTACAAGAATTATACCTACAGGTAACCAGTACTAATCAAGACTACAATGATAACAGTAAGCGTTGGAGATTCCTATTAGAATCCTACATGGGTGGTGAAGAATACCGTCAAGGCGCACACCTTAACCGTTATCAATTAGAAACAGACCGTGAGTATCAGGCACGCTTACTAACAACTCCCTTAGACAATCATTGCCGTAGTGTGATCAATGTCTATAACAGTTTCTTATTTCGTAAAGAGCCAGACAGAGAATTTGGCAGTATCGAATATGATCCAGCATTACAAGATTACTTAGAAGATGCTGATTTAGAAGGTCGCGACCTAGACTCAGTAATGAAAGAAGTAGCAACCTGGGCTAGTGTATTTGGAATGTGCTATGTGTTACTAAGTAAACCAAACATTGGAGCACTTACTCGTGCTGATGAACTAGCCGAAGGTGTTCGCCCATACATCAGTCTTATAACTCCTCTAACAGTTTATGATTGGACTTATCAGCGTGCGGCTAATGGTCGTTACAGCTTGACTTACTTCAAGTATGTAGAAGATGTCAATGATCAAATCTCTACAATTATAGAATGGTACACAGATCGTATAGTTAAAACTACCACTGACCGTAAGGCTAAGAAAGTTCTAAGTCAAGAAGAGGCTGTTAATGAACTAGGTCGTATCCCAGTGGTGATTGCCTACAATAGTCGTAGCCCAGTTCGTGGTTTAGGCATCAGTGACATTGGTGACATTGCTGATCAACAGAAAGCTATCTACAATGAACTAAGTGAAATCGAACAGTCTATTAGATTAGACAGTCATCCAAGCCTTGTAACAGTAGAAGGCACTAAGATTGGTTCAGGTGCCGGTGCTATTATCTATATGGATGCCAGCATTGATCCAGGACTTAAACCATATACCCTAGCTAACTCGGGTGCTGACATCTCCAGCATCTACACATCAATTCAAAACCGTATTAACGCAATCGACAAGATGGCCAACACTGGTGCAGTCCGCGCTACTGAATCACGCACTATGTCTGGTGTGTCAAGAGAAGTAGAATTTCAATTGCTGAATGCTAGACTAGCAGAAAAAGCCGACAACTTAGAATTAGCAGAAGAACAGTTATGGCAGTTATGGGCCTTGTATCAAGGTTACACATGGGATGGCGAAGTTGAGTATCCAGGTAGCTTTAATATTCGTGATACTGCTAATGAAATCGAACAATTAGTCAAAGCTAAATCAGCCGCAACTGATCCGCGTGTATTGGCATTAATAGACCATGAACTAGTAGAGTTCTTAGGTGAGGATAGTACTTTAGTATTGGGCACTAGCGAATACTTACCAGCAGAACAATTACCAGCAACGGAACCATTTGAGCCACATATTATGTGTGACCCCACAACTGATATAGAATACATTGCTAGAACTGAAGAAGAACATTTGGCCTACATGGCTTTAGGTTATGTACATAAAGAGGAGAGCTAATATGGCATACGGTCGAAAGAAATCAGGTGGTAAGAAGCCACCAAAGAAATACTAGGATCACAGGATGAATCAACTCAAACAATTATTAAAAACATTAGTATCTCGATTAACTCAACCATGGGTTAAATCAGTACCCCCTGTGACTAAGGCCAAAAGAAAGCCTAAGAAACAAACTGTATAAATAAAGTATTAAATCAACTCTATAGGGAGGCGTGGACCACAATGACCACACAAGAAACATTGGCAGCAAATGAAGTAGCAACTGACACTACAGCAAACGAACCTAGTCAGGCACCAGCAGCAAGAATGTACACTCAAGAGGAATTTGATAATCACTTAGCCGGGTTAAAATCCAGCTTAACTAAAAAATTATTAAAACCCTACGAAGAGTTAGGCGATGTTAATGAACTTCGTCAATTGAAAGAAGCAGCCACTAAGCGAGCTCAAGAAGAGCAATTGAAGCGTGGTGAATTCGAAACAATACTACAAGACCTTGCTAGCAAAAAAGATAGTGAAATCCAAAAGCGCGATAGAGTAATTGAAACTTTTAAAGTAGAGCAACCTCTACTACAGGCCGCAAGCGAATTCCGCAGTGTGAATCCTGAACAAGTTCAACGCTTATTACGCCAAAGTGTCAGATTAAATGCTGAAGGTGAAGTTGAAGTATTAGATGATAAAGGTCAAGTAAGATACACGGATAAAGGTACTGCACTTCAAGTGAAAGACCTAGTTAAAGAATTCCTTACTACTAATCCTCATTTTGTACAACCAACACCTAGTACTACTAATAGTAGTCATAGCGTTAACTCCGGCAACAGACCTTTGGATATTACTAAATTAGATATGAGTAACCCAGAAGACCGTAAAGTTTATGCGGAATACCGCAAGGCTACGGGAATTCGATAATATAAAATTTAACTAATCTTAAGGAGATTATAATATGTCAGGTGGATCAACAACAACAAGTTTGAATGACTTACTTCCAAGTATCGTTCAAGAAGCTCTTTTCGTAGCATCAGAGCGTTCAATCATGCGTGGTTTGGTAAAGAACTACACATTGCCAGCACAATCAGGTAAAACTGTTACAGTGCCAATTTACCCTTTACAAACAGCAGCTGGCCTTACAGAAGGTACAGAGGCTACTCCGGGTGCAGTTTCTACTAGCTCAGCAGTATTGACTGTAGCTGAAGTAGGTCTAGCTACACAAGTGTCAGATTTGGCTCGTATGAGTTCAGCTACTAATGTAGTTGCTGATATCGGTCGACTATTTGGCGAAGCTATTGCTCGTAAAATGGACTTAGACCTAACAGCAAAATTTGCTGAATTCACTACTAATGTAGTTGGTAGTTCAAACATTGCTGCTATCTCAGCAAACATCACAGCAGCAGATGTATTCAAAGCTGTAGCTAAATTACGCCAATCAGGTGTTCCATCAAGCGATATCGTTTGTGTATTGGCTCCATCAGTTGCTTATGACTTGAAAGCTAACTTAACCAACACATTTGCTAACTCTAACCCAAACCTAGTTTCTAACCAAGCTATGTTAGAAGGTTATGTTGGTCAATTGGCTGGTGTAACAGTTTATGAAACAGCTAACTTGGCTAACAACGGCACAGCTGGTGACTATGTAGGCGGTGTATTCCACCGTGACGCATTGGGCCTAGCTATTATGCAGGACATCCGCATTGAGACACAACGCAACGCATTATTGCGTGGTGATGACTTAGTTGCTTCAGCTATCTATGGTGTTGGTACACTTTATGAAGGCTACGGTGTTGCAATGAGTTTCGACTCAACAGTTCTTTAATTTAATATAGGGAAAAGGTTATGGCATTCATTAGATCAGGTACTACAATCCTCAGCTTTGCTGAGTATCAAGATGTTGTTCTTATGGATCAACGGCTATTCGACGAGAATGAAGGCCTAACCGACGAAGTTGTCGAAGATATATTAATTCGTAGCACTGAGCGAATTTTAACACAATTAAAAACTAGCAAATGGTACAGAGAACTAGCACTTTCAATGGGTGCTAGTGCTCTTACTATTCCATTAGTATCAGCAGCAAAGATTACTAGTCGTACCAACGACTTCACTGATCTAGCTGTTTACTATGGTTTGTATGAATACATTCTACCAAAGATAGCTGACTTTGGTTCAGAAGACAATGCCGAGCGTGTGAAGATAGAAGTTTATCGTAACAAGTACTCGAAATTATTTGATGAACTATTAGCCGACGGATCATGGTATGATTATGATGCAGATGGCACGGTTGAATTGAGTGAGTTTCGTCCTGTACCTACTAACTATCAGAGAATACGCTAATGAGAGCAGATCTTATCGCATATTTGAAGACACAAAGTTTAGGCACAGTCTCAGTAGCCACAGAATTACCCTACGGTAAAGATGGCGAACCATTATATCTAAAGAACTTCAAACGAATCTATATTGACCGTGAACAAACAACACAGGAACCTTTGTTTAATACTTTAAATGGTGGTAGCGTGGTTGCTCAAACAACTTCAGTGACAGCCTATTTAACAGTAGATGCAAAGACTAGCCTAGTAAATTATGATACTATTGTCGACTTGCTTAGGTCAGCACGAAATTTGGTAGCTATTGATGCTAACTTAGATCGTACTGTCAGTGTAGCCAAAAGCTACGAAAGCGATGCGCTAGTCTCGGAGTTTACTTTTGAATTTAAAGAAATACTAACAACACAATAAAAGGAAAATGCTATGACAACAAGTTATATACAATCAGCAGCAGGCTCTAGTAACCCAATCCTAACATTGTCTGTAACAGGTGCAGCAGGTAACTTAGTTATCCCTACACTACAAGATGTTACAATCAACAATGCTAACGATGTGTTTACTTGGTCTCAATTAAACGAATCAGCAAAATTACAAGTTGCTACAACTTCAACAAACTCAATCAGCACTAACATTGTAGTAGAGAACTTATCATTCTTTGGTAATGCTTCTGTAGCTACAGCAGGTGCGGCAAGTAAATTAGGTTTGTTAGGTTTATCAACTGCTAAAACAGAAGTTAACTTCTCAATCAACCTTGGTACTAAATCTATCAGCGGTGTTGGTTATGTTACTGGTTTAGCACCAACAGTATCAGCAGACAGTCCAGTATGGGTAACACCAGTAACTGTAACTGTATCTGGTGAATACACAGTTGCTTAATCGGCAATAACACAAACAACAGGACCTCAGGGTCCTGTTTTTGTATGTATAAATAACATTGTAAGGAGACTAACAGATGTCAGACTTTTTCGACAGTAAAACAGATAAAGAGCTATTAGAGAGCTTGCTCGCAGAAGTCGCAAAAGCAACCAATGAGTTGCGATGCGCTGAACGCGAT